GCCAGCGAACTCAATATCGTGTGACAGTTTGAACTTCGGGATTACTCCGCACGAAGAGACTGCTTTCATGTAAGCGTCTAGATCTCTAGGAGGATCTTGAACTGCATCATCACCTTGGACGATTATTGTTCCCTCTACCGGGTTCTTCGATCGATACAAAGAAAGGTAGTGAATGGAGAGAACTGCGATTGAGTTTTGTATAATGGTGGTATAAATACCAGACTTCATTATTCCTTCAACAGGTTGCGTTATACGTGTTCCGTCAGAAAAGATGAATTCAGGAGAATCAAATAGTGCTTTTTGTCTGTTTGCAACTATCTTTGTCGACCACTCGGATGAAGAGTAGTTGAGTTGTGTGACTACGTCTCGGAATACATCAGACATCCATGGTTTGTACGTCCAATCAAAAGCTGTTTGGTCAACCAATAGTTTTTCTCTCGACTCTGAAAACGAGGAGTGAATAAAGCGGTGACCACCCTTCAGTGGGCTATAACCTATAGTTATGCCAGTATCTGCATGAGCGCCATTGAGCTTCTTTGCTAATACTATATACAGCATTCGGTCGACCAATCCGTCTATGAGCGAGACGGAGGAGATAAGTCTAAACCTCTCTTCAAGAATTTTTGCTTTCTTGTGAAATTCAGCTTTAATGAAGAGTTTGATTGGGTCGGCTGTGGGTCCCTCTAGGAGGTCCTCCATGCGAAGTCGTACACAGTTCTTGACGATGTTGAACATTTGTTCACTAACAGTACCATTTTCATCCCTATCGAAAATTTGTGTGTTGGTTGAACCATACTTGGCCAATTCACAATGGCCTGGTACTGATTGCCAGTTTAAGTCTTGAATGCATCTTGGAAAAATGTGCTCAAACTGTTCATCAAGAGTGTCGTAGCAGTATCTCCCTGCTACAGAGCGTAGGTGTCTTAGGACGTGTGTTGTTAAAAATATCTTTTCTGATTCATTCGGCGGAACGAACGAGTCATTGGATTTAGCGTTGATCTTCAAGTGGGTAACGAAGCTGCGCTTTTCAGCGCAAGCATCTACTCTCGGGAGGGCGTATTCGCCTGCTTTGTATCCCGGGCCAGGGGCCTCAGTCTCCGGGATCTCGATCCACTGTGCTTCTTGACAGGGGCGACCTCTTGGGTCTGGTTTCCCGAGGCATTGACAGACTATGGAGTCAACGCAAGGGCTCGATGCAACTTTTCTTTCTCCTTCTGTGAAAAAGTTGCCACTTGCGTTATGACTTCCATCGGGTCCAGCTTCTTCTTCTTCTGGACCGGGCGCTCGTCTAAAAAAGGAGCGTCTTGGAATTGAGTTGTCATTGT